TTTGCTTTAGAATGAGAAGCAAAACTACGTTCAAAACTAGGCTTAGGAAAAGGCATGGTATAAAAATACATTATATATCATATTTAAATCATTTTATTTTGAAATTTTTACCTCAGGTCTTTAACTTACGAATAAAATGATTTATTTTTGATTGATATGTGTAAATTATCAAAAATGCAAGAATTCGAGACACTAGCAGATTACTGTCTTAATTATTTCAAAAATAATTATAAATATGAATTAGATAATATCTTCATAGATCAAATTCAATATAGCGTTCAGTTATATTATTACAAAAACAGAGACAAGGAGTTTTATCAAAAAGGTAAAAAAGAAATGTACATGAAAATTTTCCCAACATTTGACACAGATTGTGGAATAAATGGTTATCAGCGAGTTCATATTCAATATTTTGAAGAAGAGTTGGATAAAAATATTCTGATCCAATTTCTTAAAGAATGTAAAGAAAAATTAATCGACATGAAATCTTCAATATTCGCACTTCATTCTAGAAATGAAAAATATGGACATGAAATTAAAAAATACGAAAAATCCGACTACAATGCTAAGTTAGAATTTTTAAAGTCGATCAACCAAGAGGGAAGATGTTATATATGCAAAAATCCTACTTTAAACACCGAACATTTGATTGGATGTAATCACAATATTCATCTTAAATGTTTATATCAAAAATGCAAAAAAACTAGAGAATATAAATGTGGATTATGTGATAACAGTTATGAATGGGAATTTTTATTTTGTGATCATTCTGCCCAAGAAGAAAACGACCAAGAAGAAAACGACCAAGAAGAAAACGACCAAGAAGAAAACGACCAAGAAGAAAACGACCAAGAAGAAAACGACCAAGAAGAAAACGACCAAGATAATTAATTAATAAAATTTCATATTAACTTTTTTAATTTGCGATGTCGGAATTCCGACTTCGAATATCTTATTTAAATTATATACCTGTGGTATTTGTAAGCGACAAATTTCTTGGAATGAAATTTTAGAAAAATAAAAAACCAGCTTCCTGATTTTGAAAGTCTATACTAACTTTTGTAAGTTGTCAATCGGAATTCTGATAAACGAAATTACTAAATGGAAATCCGCATCGGGACAAGTCTTAAGTTATGGTTCATTCTACCCAGAACATCAAAAAATTTTGTATCTTTTTAACAAGTCTGAACGCGATGTAGATACAAGACAAATTGAAAGCATCTGTAAAAAATATCAAGTAGAAGTTCGTTATGATAATTAATAAAATATTGATAGATATCGCTTATTCAGCCTTTTTAAAGGGATAGATGTCCCCCCATATTTCGGGCCGACCCCTTATACATTCTCCAACTTTTGCGACATTCGTTCATCGGAATTCGTATACACAATTGAGAAAATAAAATTCAAATCTTATATATCTGTTTTTGAGATATATAATAGATAATTTCGAGTATGAAACACCTTACAAAACTGGAAAGCCGAGGGCCCCGCCACTGACGCGAATTATATTGGAATTTTGAGCTACAACAATGAAGCTGTAAGTGTTCTTGAAATAACCTCCTCCAGTGTTGATGGATCCGTTGGCAGCAGCTACACACTGATCAGATGCATAAGGCACAATGCTGACGTTGGTCAATTTTCCGTAGTTGGTGCTTCCCATCGGATCCAAAGCGATGAAGTCGAGGGAGTATGAATACAAGTGGTATCCAGTTTCAACAGGGATGACTGCTGAGGGTTGGAAGTAGGGTTGGACTTGAGAGAAGTAGTCTGATCCCATTTGGCTGAGACGTTGAGTGTTTTCGTAGATCAAAGTAGTACTCAAGATGGGGTCAGTAGCAGAGGGGAACGGAGGAGCGAAATCGACGGCACCAGCTCCGACCTTGGGTGAGGTGTTGGTATAGACAGACCATTCGGAAGGAGTGGTGGTGTTTCGCACAGCGAAGAAGAGAGCCTTGATGGCGTGTGCGAAACGGATATCGTAAGAGGGTCCTCTGTTGTTGAGGGGGTTGAAAGTCTGGACAGGCGCAGTCTGGACTTGTTCGATGAGGATGTCTCTGGGTGCGCATCCCATTCTCTTACGTTCATCGTTGGAGACGATGGCGTAGTTAGCCCAGACATAGACGTTGCTGAGGGAAGGAGTTCCTCCGATAAGTTCGGAAGCAACGGGGGGTCTGGAAGGAGGGACACCAGGAACAACGACGGGGTTATCGACAATGAGGAGTTCGTTCCAGTTTCTGAACCAGAATTGAACTCTCATTTCGTTGTAAGGAAGAGCAGCGGTAGGAAGAGCAACACCTGAATCTCTAGTGAAGAAATAGGGGAGAGGAAGGTTGAGGATGAAGCTTCTGATAGTGTTTCCAGCAGGTGCGGGTTGGATAAGATCAGAGTAGTTTCCAATCATGTTGCTATATCCAACTTGTTTTCCAGCGGGCACGGTGAAGGCAGCCCAGAAATCCAAAAAGTAGTTATCCAAACGAGCAGCAGAAAGATCATTGAAGGTAATGGAAGATTCTCTGATGAGGTTGTGCATCAAGTTTCTGGTCCATCTGAGTTGAAGTCCAGCGTTTTGTTCGTCATCCTTGAGTCCAACTTCAGGAACTTCAACACGAAGCCAGATTTGAAGGAGATAGTCACCAGCACGAGAAATGTTGGCAGACCATTCCTGTCCAAAGTCAGCAGTTCCAGATCCTCTGCTCAAGACGGTGGGGACTTGAGTGAACCAAGTGGACTTGCGGGTTTCACGTACAAAGTATGTGATGGCGTTCTTTCCACCATACATGTACTTTTCCAATTCATCAAAAGTAGCGAGATCGATAAATCCCGAGGTCAAATTACTAGATACCAAACTTGCGGCCATTTTGTTTTATTAATAGAAATATTTTTTTAAATAATTTCAAAAAAAATACTGAAAAGGTGTTTAAATCATATGTTTTAAATCGATCTTTTCTTATTCAAAGTAATGATATTAAAACATGGACGGGCTTGTTTTAGACAAGATACTCTACTATTTGACTGAACCTGAATCAGTCTTTTGGACTGATCACGATACAGCTGAAGTCGCACATAATCTTGGATTGGTATCTAAAACAAGTTGGGTTTCAGATTTGAGTCAAATGATTTGGAAAAAACTCTACAAAAAATACATAGATGCTCCGAAAATAACTGAAAAAGAAATATTCTGGTATTACACTCGACCCAAGCTTGATTATTTTGCTCGTTTCTTTAGAATAGATTTAAAACCTACGTATTCGAGAAACATATGTCTCTCAATGGTTGAGGAACATTGTCGTCGGTTCCATATTCCATTGGATATGCGTCCAAAAATAGTGGGACAGACCAAAATATTTCAAATCAGAGCCGTTCGAGACTTTAAACTTTCTCAAAATGATCTTGAACAATTCGAACCAGAAGTTATCAAGAATCCACATTACCGTTCTCGATGTGCTTATCTTTACAACACGAGAGATATTCGAAAATTTGCACGATACAAGCAATATTGTAATCAAGTAGCAACACGTTTAAAACACAAGACGATCAAATTTGTTCTTGCTCACGAATCATGTGATCCGATTTCAGGCAAAATAACAGCTTATCGCGATTTCAAATATCGTGTTTTAGTTTCTAGGAAAAAACAATCAAGTAAATTAGAAGCAATAAAGGAATTGAAATTAGAAGATTGGGTATCAACAACTATCCAAGTTGAACAGGAATCATTTACAGGAAAATATTGTCTTCGGTCGATTTCAAACACTGAGTATGTCGTATTTGAAATACGTTTAGACTTGAAATAAATTGAATTTTTTCCATTTTGTTGGAGTTCTAATTACTGAAATGACTACAGGAGTTGAACTGTATTCTCTTATTCAACAACACCAAACTGCAAAAGATATTCTCAATCTTTACAAAGAAGATGAGTCAAAACAAGGCAATATCTATGAAAAATTGTGGGATCTTGTAATCAAGTTTGGATATTGTGATCAATATCCAAACCATTTATTCTCTCATCACATTGGAAATATCAATCACGATAGATATTATGAATTAAAAAATATTAAAAAATATCTAGAAACTTTGAAAATTTTTAGTCGAAATGAAGGCGGTTCAAGTGATATTACTTTAGAAAACAAAAAAACAAAAACAAGGGTATATTTCTCTTCAAAATATTTTAAAAGAGAAAAAAATCTAGACAAGTATGATATTGAAAAAATCATCGCTGCAGTTTCTGACCAAAAAGAATCGTACGAAATCGTTCTTCTTGTTCGTAATGCAAGCTCTTTAAAAACCAAGATACTAAATAGTCAAAATCCAATTAAAGAAAAAATATCAAAAATTCTAGATCTGAACGACTTGGAAAAAAATTACGCTCGTCTTCATATGGCTATTCAAGGAGTATTATTTAACCAGATTGATTCTGTTTTTGATTTTCGATTACAGCCATTGATTCATCGATTCCATCAAGAATTAACCATTTACAAAGTAATGGAGCAAATTAAAAAAGATGAAAAGAATTTCTTGATTGCACATAAACCTAGATCTGGGAAAACATTTACTTTTGGCGGAATTCTTCTTCACTACCAAAAATTGTTTTGTAGATTAAATGTTCTTATTATTTCAGCTGTTCCAAATGAAACTTTTGGACAATACTTAGACTTATTTAACAACTACAGGGATTTTTCGACGTGGAATGTCAAAACATTTCGTTCAGGCTCAAATTTAATTCAAGAAAAATTTTCAAATCAACAACCCAATATTTTAATCGTGAGCAAACAATTGCTTGACGAATACACTGATGATCATACAGCTTTGAATATTCGAGATTTAAATCTAGATTTTATCATCTTTGATGAATCTCATTTTCATGGAACAACTGAAAAATCTAGAGAGATTATCCAAAGTTATTCTAGTCGAAATACAATCAAAATCTATGTTACCGCAACTTACAATAAGCCATTACTCGTAAATGATATCCCAGAAAAATGTCGATCCTATTGGGATTTACAAGATGAAAAATTGTGTAAAATGCGTGATATCGCAGGTTTAACTCACAAACACGGAAAAGAAGTAAAGATATTTTTAAAACCAGATGCTGAACAAGCGTTAAATGTGTATGATCACATGCCAGAATTGCATGTTTTAACCAATATGATTCAACCTGAGATAGTAGAACGTATCTGTGTCGCGGTTAAAAATACACCATACGGATTTTCCGAAACTTGTTTGTTTAGTTTGACCGATGATCAAGCCAATTTTAAATACGTCCAAGAAGTAGATGATTATTTGCAGATTATCGCGGGCAAGTCCCAGATCGTTCGAGATGATACGTGTATTTTTGAACGTATCAAAACCATCTCTAGGTATCACGATAGTCGAACCATGAATGGAACACTCACGACTCAGTTATGGTTTTTGCCGTATGGTCAAGGCATGAATATCGATAAAGTTTCTACTTGTTTAAAAACTCGGATGGAACATCACAAAATAATCAAAAAATATTATGATATCATGATTGTGAATTCAAAACGAGAATACCGTACACGTAATTTGAAAGCAGAAATCGAAAAAAGAGAAAAGAAAGCTAAAGAAAATAACCGCGGTTTGATTATTCTAGCTGGTAATCAACTTGTATTGGGGATTTCTTTACCTATGGTAGATACTGTGGTTTTATTGAATTCTTCAATGTCTGCGGATCGAATCATGCAAATGATGTATCGTTGTATGACAGAATCTAGTAGAAAAAAAATTGGTTATGTTGTTGATATGAATATTTCCAGAGTGTTGAACACCTTACTAGAATATCCAGTTCAAACCAAAAATCTAATGAATCCAGAACAAAAAATCAGATATCTTATCGAAAATCGATTAATCAACATTGATGAAGACTGGTTCTCTTTTCGAAATTTTTCTAGTGAAAAATTAATCGAACAACTGATAAATATTTGGAACGTTCAGCCTCAGAATGCAATTCAAAATCTACAACGACAACTTTCAGAAACAACCCTTTCAATTACAGATTTCGAACAACAAGAAATAGACAAATTCTTTAAAATAACTAAGGAAAATTTTTCAAAAATTCAGATCAAAATGAATGAAATAGAGAAAGATATTCCGAGTGGGGTATCTCGTCGACGCGTTGATGATTCACAAAGAAAAACACAGACTCACGTTTCTTTTACTAAAGATATTCTCCCATGTGTTTTACCATTAAGTTGTATTCTTACTTTATCTACTCCATTCGATGAATTTACCAAAATTTTACAACACATTAAACATTCACAATATCTCATGAATGCTTTTAAAAATCAGATTGAGATATGGTGGTCTGAAAAAAATATCGAACAATGTGTAGAATTGATTTTTAAAATATCTACAAAATATTTTAAAGAAAATACGATTATTAGCAACATTATTATGCAATTCAATCGCACCGTTCAGAATCTCATCGACACCCCTGACAAGTGCCTCGAGTTTATTCATGAATGTCTCAAACCCAAACAAGCCGAAAAGAAAACACACGGGGAAGTCTTTACTCCTCCTGAATTGATAGAAGAAATATTAGAACAACTACCACCTGAAGTCTGGAAGAATCCTGACTTGAAATGGTTCGATCCCGCTGGTGGAATGGGTAATTTCCTGATCATGGTTTACTTGCGTTTAATGAAAGGCCTAGAATCCGTAATTCCTGATCGAGACAAGCGCAAACAGCATATTCTAGAACACCAATTGTATATGAGTGAAATCAATCCCAAAAACACCGCCGTGTTCAATGGGATCTTTGGGAGCGGTGAATACAAATTAAATCTCTACGAAGGAGATACGTTGGAATTGGATCCCAAAGCCTATTGGGGAGTGGAACATTTTGACGTGATTGTAGGGAATCCGCCTTACAATCAGAGTGGTGCTCGAGCTACAGGAAATACCATCTGGCAAAAATTCTCCAAGCAATCCATCGAGTGGTTGGTTCCAGATGGCTATTTGTGTTTTATTCATCCCAATGGTTGGAGAAAACCCAATACTCCACGTGGTAAATTCAATGGACTATGGAACTTGATGACTCGACAAAATCGACTTGTCTATCTAGAGATTCACGATACTCGAGACGGAAATAAGATGTTCAACTGTGGAACGCGCTATGACTGGTATGTTTTACAGAAATCTCTACCCTGTGTTACTCACAAGACAAGAATTCGTGACCAAGAAGGAGTATATTGGAATCTTGACTTGGCTAGATACAATTGGTTGGCAAATTGTAAATTTGATTGGATTGATCAGTTGATTGCTAATCCAGAACAAGAGCGGTGTAGAATTATTCAATCTATGAGTGCGTATGATCCAAGAAAAAAATGGGTATCTGACCAAAAATCACAAGAATATTGTTATCCTGTCGTTCATTCCACGCCCATCACAGGAACACGATTTGTATGGTCAAATCGAAATGATAATGGACACTATGGCGTCTCCAAAGTAATTTTTGGAGATTCTGGAATTCATAGTGTTATCATCGATTTAGAAGGACAATATGCAATGACTCAACACGCGATGGCTATCCAAGTTTCTGATCTAGACGAAGCAATGCAACTAAAACAGTGTTTAGAGTCAACTCAGTTCAAAGAGATTCTAAAAGCATGCAATTGGTCTTCCTTTGCGATAGAATGGAATATGTTTAGTGATTTCAAGTATGATTTCTACTCCTGTATCATTTGATTTTTAAAATATTTTAAAGAAAATACAATTATTAGCAACATTATCATGCAATTCAATCGCACCGTTCAGAATCTCATCGACACCCCAGACAAGTGTCTCGAGTTTATCCAACAATTTCTCAAGTCCGATTAGTCGGAGAAAAAGTTATCGAAAACACGATTAAATAAATTAAATTGATTATAGCTTAATACAAAATCTATTTATTACCAAACCCATAAATGTCTGAACGGTCTTTTAAACTTATTCGTGAATGGTATGAAGAATATGGATTAAATTCGCATCATATCCAATCGTTTAACAATTTTGTTAGTCATGGATTGAGACAGATTATTTCCTCTACACCTATTCATTTTACAACTTCTAAAGGTGTCGAAATTCGAATTCAAATCGATAATATTTATGTTCCTCAACCGTATGTTTATGACGAGTATCGAAAACGGACAATCGTAACTCCATACGAGTCTCGTAAGAAAAATTTAACATACTCTTCTCCTGTGTTTTTGTCGATTTTAGAAACGCGAACTCCGCAAAATGGAAATCCTGTATCGACTCGATATGATCGAGTTGTATTGATGCATTTACCCATTATGGTACGTTCCGAGTATTGTGTTCTGAATCGATATTCTAAAAAATACAACGAATGTTTAAAGGATCCAGGTGGATATTTTATCGTAAATGGGATCGATCGAGTATTGGTTTGTCAACAACGCAATAATTACAACACAGTCTATGTTTTCGAAGATAAAAATACGTATCGATCCGAGATTCGATCTATGTCTGAAGATACTAATCATTCTGTTCTCGTTCAAGCCTTTATTAGTCAAGATGGAATGAATATTTCATTTAATATTCCATATGTAAAAAATAACGTACCTCTTATGATATTGATGACTGCTTTAGAAATAAGTAGCGAACAATTATTGGAAAAGTTAATGACTTTCAAAATCGATCCCCGATATCATGAACACCTTCGTTACATGATTCAACATATGAATCGAGAAAGTCAATTTTTAGAAACTGCTGACTCGGCAATGGAATATATTGCCAAGATGGGTACTAAAATCGATTCTGAGACAAATTTAGTAGAATATACCCGTCAAATTATTGATATCGAACTCTTTCCTCACTTGGGAATCTATTCCGATCGTTCAAGTAAAATCGACTTGTTGATTTATATGGTATATCGATTATTTATGGTTTATACTGGTCAATTACATCCACACGACAAGGACAACCTCGCTCATAAACGTATTGAAAATAGTGGAATATTGATTGGAGAATTATTTAAAAGTTTATACCGAAGTTCTGTTTCTGAACTTGAAAATGAATATGAAAAAAACACAAGTCTGATTGATATTTTCAACAAGATCGATAATACGATTACTAAGAATATCAAATATTGTTTTTCTACAGGTAAGTGGGGAGTTCAGCGTAATGCATATATTCGTCAGGGAGTGAGTCAAGTTTTGAATCGTTTATCGTATATAGCAACTCTATCACACTTACAACGTGTAGTTATTCCGATTGGAAAAGAAGGTAAAAATTTCAAGATACGTCAAATTCATCCATCGTCTTTTGGTTATATCTGTATGTATGAAACACCTGAAGGACAGTCTTGTGGAATTGTCATGAATATGACATTAAGCACCCGAACAACAGAGGGATATTCTTATTCGTTTATTCAAAAAATTCTAAAACATAATCCAGATCTTCATTCAGATCATAGAACAGGAGATTGTATTGTTTTTCTAAACGGGATTATAATTGGTTATTTATCGGATCCTTTCAAGACCATTTTGGAATATAAAAAATTACGACAGCGAAATTTAATTCCTCGGGATGTTTCTATTTCTTTTGATCGTATTGAAAATGAATGTAGAATTTATTGTGATAAAGGAAGATTGATTCGTCCTTTTTTGAATATGGCACGCTATTCACAATTTATGTCGAGTGCATGCACGTTTCAAGAAGCACTTCAAAATGGATTTGTTGAGTGGTTAGATCCAAACGAAATTCAAACACTTATCGTGCATATGTATCCTTTTGAATGTAATTCCATTCCACTTGATCCAGAGGGTTATTGCGATCGTTATTGTGAAATTCATCCAATGTTATTGTTAGGTGCATGTGCAGGTGCGATTCCTTTTCTTGATCATAATCAAAGTCCTCGTAATGTGTATGAGTCATCCATGATGAAACAATCTATTGGAATGTTTGCAACCAACTATAATTGTCGTTATGATGCAGTATATCATACTTTGGATTATCCACAGCGATCGCTTGTTTCTACACAAACGGCTCGTTTAATAGGTATGCACGAAATGCCAGCAGGAATCAATTGTATTGTTGCAATAACGACATACGAGGGTTGGAATGCTGAAGATAGTATTATTATTAATCGATCTGCGATTGAACGAGGTTTATTTTGTTCCAATGCTTATCATACGTATGAATTTGAAGACAAGACATTCAAAAATGAATCATGTAAAAGAATATGCATTCCTCCTTCAAATATTCAAAAACCCGAATGGAATTATTATCATTTAGACTCTAAAGGATTGGTTCGAAAAGGGGCAGTGGTTCGAAGGAATGATGTTATTTTGGGACAGGTTTATCATTCTGTAGAATATAAAGACGGGGAGCGAGTTGAGAATATGACGGATTGTTCCGAACTTTCCGAAGAAGAGGGAATAATCGATCGAGTCGAATCGATTGATACACCCAATGGAAATCGAATTATCAAAATCATTATTCGACAGGTTCGTATTCCAGAAATTGGAGATAAATTTGCAAATATGAACGCTCAGAAAGGAACTTGTGCGTTGATTATACCACAAGAAGATTTACCTTTTACTGGAGAGGGGATTGTTCCAGATATTATGATGAACTCTCACGCTTTACCTTCTCGAATGACAATATCCATGTTATTAGAAATGATTGTAGGTAAAAATTGTCTGGTAAAAGGTGAATTAGGAGATGCTACACCTTTTTCTGAATCGAGTATTAATATTGCAAAAAGACTTGAAGATGCATTGGTCGAAAATGGTTTTGATCGACACGGTTGGGAAACCATGTATAATGGTCAAACTGGAAAACCATTGCATAGTAAAATTTTTATTGGAACAAGTTATTATCAAAAACTCAAACATATGGTCACTGACAAGATTCATGCACGATCATATGGCCAAGTCACGAGTTTAACGCGCCAACCCCTTGCCGGTAGGTCAAAAGACGGCGGCCTTCGATTGGGTGAGATCGAAATACTTTTCAGTCTCAGTCGCGCGAAAGCGTTGGCTAGTACCCTTCACAAGGTGCGAGACTTTCTTGAACGGGAATATCTGGGTATAATTATATATTGTGTTTTACATGTTCATATTATTATAAGCACAAAAATATTATACAAAAATAAATTCTGCTACCAAACTCTGTTCCGAAAGGGCAGGGTGGCCGGGTTAATGGCCCTGGGTAAGGTAATAACGCAGAATAAGCAGACAATCCGTTATGAAGCCTCTATGTCCGAATGACAAGGATCGTCCACAGACTGAATGGAAGTCGGGAGGAGAACGCTGGTCACGTTTGATGAATCCTTAAGATACAGTCGAGTCCAACTGGAAACAGTTCCAACTCTCAGTAGTTACAATCTTGTGAACACCTTACAGGTGGGTTGTGTGCTACGAACAGTTGGCTACGAAGATTCTCGAAGGAAATGTCGAGAGGAGTAGGGTATATACGGGAAAGAGATTGTTTATTATCACACGGAAGTAGTTGTTTCTTAAGAGAAAGACTATTTGATATGTCAGATGCTTTTAGCGCATTAATCTGCAATGAGTGTGGAATTATTTCTAACAATAAGGAAGAGTGTCATATATGTAAGAACAATGAGTTGATTCGAACGAATGTTCCATATGCGAGCAAGTTGTTGTTTCAAATGTTGAAT